TAAGAAAATTAAAAAATAAAAAAATTAGTGATATCGTTAATAAACCAAGTATAAAAAATACCAAAGAAATATTAAATACGTTGCATATAAAAAATAAAAATATTGCTCAACATTCTATTCCTACATGTAAACCAATTAATTATCCAAAAAAAGAATTATTGATTGATCCATATCTTTTTGGACTATGGTTGGGTGATGGAGATTCATCATCTGGTAGAATAGAGACAGCTGATCCTGAAATTTTTAGTTATATTGAAAATATTGAGTATAGGGTTTCTAAATCAAGTATCGGTAAAATAGATAAAGGTAAAAATGCGTTTTCTGATAAACCATCAAAATCATCCAACTATAGAATAGTTGGACTAGCTACAGCATTAAAGAAAATAGGTTTAATAAAAAATAAAACTAATAATATTAAATTTATTCCTGAAGATTATATGCATGGCTCTTTTGAACAAAGATTAGCTTTATTACAGGGTTTAATGGATACAGATGGTTGTGCCACAAAAACAAAAAAATGTGAATTTACACAAGTAAATAAAGAAATATCTTATCAAGTATTAGAATTAATAAAAAGTCTAGGTATAAAAGCAACTATAAAAAAAGGAGAAAGTTGGAGGTATGACGTTAGATATCAAGATAAATATACAATACAATTTGTAACTACATTAAATGTTTTTAAACTAAAAAGAAAAATACTAAATCTAAAAATAAATAATAAAGCTATAACAAGAACTACTCATAGATTTATTAGATCAATAAAACCGATAGAATCAAAACCAATGAGATGTTTAACAGTAGACTCACCATCTCATTTATTTCTAATTACCAGATCATTTATACCTACCCATAATACAGCAGACATTATATTATTCGATGAAGTACAGGATATGTTTGGTGAAGCATTACTTAATGCAACAAAGATATTAGCTAAGGCATCTTATGGTAAACCAGGAGATGGAGTACAAGTATACTTTGGAACACCAAAGCAAAAAGGTTCTACATATTATCAAATTTGGAATAATTCCTCGCAACAATATTATTATCTTGGTTGTATTGGTTGCGAGAAACATTTCCCATTATATACACCAGGTTCAGATGATTGGGAACAAACCTGGTTATATGAATACATAGTGCGTTGTCCTCATTGTGGATTAGAACAAGATAAAAGATTATCTACAGAAAAAGGTAAATGGGTTGCAACAAGAGATCCGGCAGAATGTGACTTTGTTGGTTTTCATATTAATCAATTATACAATCCTGAATTTACTAAAGAGAAGATATTAAAAGATAAACCAGGAAATAATCCATTTGCTTCTGAGAGAGGTTATCAGAATGAAGTTCTTGGAGAATTTTATTCTGGAGAAGCTGGTATTATAACAATAGAAGAGATTAGGGAGAAGTGTGCAGATCATGGTCGTAAGATGGCAGCATCATTAGGTCCAGATGAAACGCAGGGTAACTTCTTAGGTTTAGACTGGGGTGGTAGAGCTAATATGGAGCAGTACGTTGATTCTGAAAAGATTAAAGTTCAACGGACAGTCATTTACAGTTCCAGTTGTTTTATCTGTAGATGGCCCAGGAAAGTTCTCGGTACAATTTGCTACTAGATTAAAAAGAAATGACTTTCAATCAAAAAGAGAAATAGTAGATAAAATTATGAGATCTTATAGTATTAAATTAGCTGTAGGGGATATTGGTTATGCAAATGATTTATCTGAAGTATTACAAAATGAATATGGCGATAAGTTTATTTGTTCAAGAGCAATGCCAAAAGTAAATGATAAAGTTCGTTATAATGATAATGTATTTCCAACAGAAATTCAATTTGAAAGAGATGCGCATATAGCAGAGTTATTTCAATTAATGAAAAATGGAGCAATTAGATTTCCATTTGGAAATTGGGAACAAATATCTTGGTTAGTTGATCATTGTACTTCTATGGAAATAAAAGCTAGTATATCTAGATCAGGAGAAATAACTCCTCATTATGTAAAATCATTAGGACCAAATGACGGGTTCATGGCTTTATTAAATGCTTACTTAGCTTATAAATTTTATGTAAGCCAAGGATTTAAAATAAAGAATAAGTTTCTTTATAATAAAGTTGAAGATTTACAAGGTATACCTATGATACTTGGAAGGGTTCCTAATTTGTAATACTATTGTTATGATATAGATATATAAAAGAAAACAACTTATTGGAATAATATGACTTCTAAATCTGAAAAATATTTAAACTCAAGATCAACTGTACCATTAGCTACAGCTAATATGGCGAAACAAGTTTCACTAGAACGTAGAGCTTCATTAGAACAGGAAGTTAATCAAGGTAGTTTTAGAGATGGTACTAGTGTAGCTGGTAAAGTTAAAGAAGGAGCTTCTCCATTAGGAATAGTTACTTCAAGTGGATCAGGTATAAAGAAATATGCGAATGTAATATCTAGTTCTGGTACTGGTGCAGGTTATAGAGGTATGGCTGGAGATGCATTAAGACAAACACCAGAAGTATATTCTCCATTATGGTTAACAAGTAATTTAAATTTACCTAGAGACAAGATAACTATTAATGCTTGGTGTAGAGCATTCTTTGCATTAAATCCAATAGTAATGAATTCAATATCATTACACTCTACTTATCCAATTAGTAAATTAAATATTAAATGTAAAGATCCTAAAATAGAACAATACTTTAATGAAATGATTGAAGAAATTGACTTAATGAATATATGTGTTCAATTAGCTCAAGAGTATTGGTTACTTGGTGAAGCGTTTGTTCATGCTAATTTAGGTGATGATGGTAAATGGGATAGATTGGTTATACAGAATCCAGATTATATGGTAGTTAAGAAAACTCCAATAGCATCTGAACCAATTATTATGATGAAACCAGATCATACATTAAGGGAAATTGTATTTAAGAATACACCTGATGCTATTGAACAAAGAGGATTAATTGATGAACATGTTATTGATTGTGTAAAACGTGGCCAAAATATTCCAATGAATAACTTTAATATGAGTTATATAGCTAGGAGAATTAGTCCGTATGAAATACGTGGAACAGGATTACCAGTAAGTATATTCCGCCAATTAGCTCTATTTGATCAATATCGCGAGTGTTTTGATGAAAACACCGAGGTTTTTACTGATTCTGGATTTAAAACATTTAAAGAAGCAAATCAAAATAATTGTAAAATAGGGTGCTATAATCCAAATAATAACCAACTAGAATATCATATGCCATTGGATTATATAGAAAAAGAATATAATGGAGATATGATTCATTTTAATGCTAGAAATATAGATGTATTAGTGACTCCTGGGCATGAGATGTGGGCTACTAAAGAAAAAATGATAAATGGTAAAAAAGATTGGTTGCCATATAGTAAAGTAAAGGCTGAAGATATTTATAATAATTCAGGAACACTTCATAGATTTAAGTGTAGATTAGATTGGCAAGGAAAATCATTAGAGACTGTAGATGTATTAGGAAAACAAATACCGATTAAATTATATTTAAAGTTTCTTGGCTACTTAATTACTGAAGGATGTTTAACATCAAATAATGTTATTAATTTTGTACAAACTATTAATTCAGATTGTTGTGAAGATATGAAAAATGTTATGTCTGAATTTGCATCATATTTTGATAGAGAAGTCAAATCAAGAATAATAGATCACAATAATAATCATAATTTTAAAGTTAAGCCACAAGATCAGTGGTCTGGTAATATTTATCATAAAGAATTAAATAAGTATTTTACAAATTTAATATCGTCTAATGACGACAGTCATTCATGGAATAAAGTAGTGCCAGATTTTGTTATGGGATTAAATAAAGAATTACTTACTGTATTTCTTAATGTTTGTGTACTCGGAGATGGCAGTCATGTACTTGGTAAAAAATATATGTCATATAGATTTTATACTAGTTCAAAAAGATTAGCAGAGCAAATATATGAAATTGCATTTAAGGTAGGATATTCACCAAGTATATCTTCTAGAAAAAGACATAAAGATAAGCATGATGAAATTATGTTAGGCTGGACTGATTCGCCTGATGGAAGTAATCCTAATTTTTACAACAATAGTAATGTTAAACATAAGAAGGTTAGTAAAGTTGCTTATAATGGTAAGGTATATTGTTTTACTGTACCTACTGGATTGATTGTAACTAGAAGAAATGGTAGGATTGGTATACACGGTAATTGTAATTTTGTACAAGCATCAAATTTAATTAATCCTATGACTCTAGTAAAGATAGGTTCTGCACAATATAAACCAACATTAGCTGATATTCAAGGTTACAGAGATATTTGGGAACAAGCACAATACGATAAAGATTTTAAGATCTTTACACAAAACGATGTAACTGTAGAAAAGATTGGATCTGGAGCTGGTGTTATGGACACTTCAGCTAATATAACTCAATTAATAAAAGAAATGATGATGGGTTTATTAGTTCCATCTGTATTAATGGATGGTGGAGCTGATACTACATATGCAAATGGTGGTGTTGCATTAGATGTATTACGTCAAAGATATATGCAGTTTAGAAATATGTTAGCTACATGGTTAAAAACTAAAATATTTGCGCCAATATCAAATATACAAGAATTTTATGAATACAAAGATAAAAAGAAGAACTTAATTATTCCAGAAATTGATTGGAATTATATGAGTTTATTTGATGCTGGAGATTATGTTTCTGCTATTAAAGAATTAGCAGCGCCAGGAGAAGGCAAACGTGTATCTGTACAAACATTGTATAGATCATTAGGTTTAGAATATGAAGATGAAGTACGTAAGATGCGTAAAGAAGATATACAAGAAGCTATACGTAAGAAAGAAGTAGCTACATTAGGTAAGATGCCATTAAACGAGCTACGTGCCTTAACAGAAGACGATGAGATTAATGAGGTAGTTGAATCACCATTACCAGGAGAACAAACTTCAGAAGAACCACCAGCTGGCGGTGATGCCGGTGGAATTGGTGGAGGAATGGATATTGGGGCACCTGGCGGTGGATTAGATTTAGGAGGCGGTGGAGCTGGAGGATTACCAGGATTAGATTTAGGAGGAGGTAGTCCACCAGGAGAAGAACCAGCAGGTGGCGCATCTCCACCAACACCTCCAGCATAAAATAGTAATAAATAAATTGGTATATTAGCATCGGGCATTAGTTTGTACTGATGCTTTTATATTTGTTTAAACAATAATTTAATATAAACGTAGTATATGTTGCGTGGAGATTTTATGATAAATACAACTTCGATAGAAAAAAGAGCAGAAATTTTACGTAGATTCAAGGGTTGGTTAAATGAAAAGATTTACCAAGAGATAGAAGATGCTATGAATGAATTACGTAAGTTTCATTCTGGAGAAAAGGGAGTTAGTAAAGGTATAAAAACTGTTATTAAAGAATCTGAAGCAGCTCTTATTAAAGCAGAGAAATCAATAAAAGGAAAAGAGTTTTTAACTGTTGCTTTATCTATAGGTGATTTTTATAAGATAAATAAAAAATTATTAATTGATACAAAAAGATACATAGCTACATTAGAAGATAAATATCAAAAAGCTTATGATGATATTGATGATCAACACATTGATGCTATTAATGAAATTAAGAGTATTATGGATACACCAATGACTGGTGATAGTGCAAAATCTGAATTAGAAAAATCATTACAAACAAAAGGGCCTATTAAAAATATAGGAGCTAATGAAAAATATGAATTAATTACAGAGGCTGGGTTTTTTGATTGGTTTAGAAAAAGTTTATCTAAACAAGATATTACTGATAAAATGTTTGAAAAGAGATCTAAAACGTTTAGAGATCAATCAAAACAAATGGTAGATTTATGCAAAAAATTACAGGCTGTACTTAATAGTAGGGTCAAAATATTGGATGAAGCAATTAATCATAGAGATATTGGTGATTATATTGACGGAATGGGTGATTATGCTAAAAAGTTTTCTGAATTTGAATTAAATTTTAATACTTATTACAATAATTGGCTAAAGAAAGTTTATGAACATAAGATGAATGAGAGAAAGAAAAGAGATGAAGAGTTAGCTAAAGCAGAAAAAGAAAGAATTGAAAGAGAAGAAAAAAATGCTTTATTAAATCAAGTGAATGGTGTCAAACCAAGTGAAGTTATAACTGATTATGATGATGCTTTAATTAATTATGTTTCAAAACTATTTGATGCTAAAAAATCATTATATTCTACAAAATTAGCTTTAAGAAATAGTATGAATATGGCTGCTTCTATTAGATTTAATAATCCAACCAATAATCCAGAAAATGATGAAATATTTAAAAATGTTCCGCCAGAAAACATTAAAGGTAAAAATATTATATCTGATGCAAAGAAAATTATTGCTGCTACAATAGAAGAATTGGTAGATGATTGTGATTTGCCTGAAAAAGTAGAAGAACCACAAGAACCAGGAAAAGAACAGGTAAAAGCTCCAGAAGCTGGTGATGAGGATTCATTTGAATCAGTTAAAGATGAGGAGTTAATAACTAAAACTCCACCTGCATTACCTAATGTTGTTTCAGATAAATTAAATGCAGAAGAAATTTATCTAGCTAATGCTGTAGCTAAAGATACTATAAATGAAAAATTATCTATAACAGAAGTTAATGCATATATAAAATCTCTTTTTCGTGAAGATTGGTCAGATAATAAAAAAAGAAATTTTATGAGAACTGTGCATGAACAAATTAGAACATTAAAGCAGGAACAATTACCATCAGAACCAGTAAAAAAAGTTACAAATGAAACAAATAATGGTGCTGGTCCAGATAATTTGACTATTAATGATGCGGCAAAATATATCTTAAAAAATAAACTAAAAAATCATTTATCTAGATATTATTTAACAACTTTATATAAAGACAATTGGTCGGATAAAACTAAAGAGGCTTTTAATAAAGCTGTATTTGATAGAGTAAAAGAACTTGAAAATAAGGATACTTTAAAATCTGATGATTTATTAGAAGCGTCAGATAAAAGTAATCCAAAATTAAAGCCAGGTTATTGGATAAACCTACTAGAAAAACAAGATATTTCAGAAGATAAATGGGAATCTGTTCTAAAATATAATCTAGAAAAAACAAATATTAGCGAAGAAAAATCAGAAAATATAATAAATAAAGTTAGATCATATGTTGGAGACAAGATTGCAAGTAGGGCAATGGACAATATAATTAAATTAGCATCAGGTAATCAATATGATTTAGCAATAAAGATTTTATCATATTCTGATCAATTAGAATCCATAGATACAGACAGAAGTAATAAGCTATTAGCAATAGCCGAAGGTATATTAGATGGAACTAGATAACTTTATAAAAACAGCAAAAGATTTATCAAATACAGATTCCAGTGACATAATAAAAGTTGCTGGTATCATTGATAAAATCAAAGGTTTATTTGCTAGATTATTTAATACAGATGCATTTACCAAAAGATTAAATTTAGAAACTATGGGAATAGCTGAAAGTATTGATAAAGTAAAAGAACAACTAAAAGAAGTAGAAAATAAATTAGCTGCTTTAGATTTTGCTGGCTATGAAATAGCTATGAAAGATTTAAAAAATAATATCAATTATCTTTATTCAAGATATTCTTCCATGAGAAGTTTTACTAATAAAACAATGGAAGCAGTTATTAAAGAAGAAGATAATAAAAAAGAAAGAAAAAGAGAACAAAATAAATTACCTCCAATAAACTTATATGAATTACAAGAAGTCTTTGATAAATTAAAGAATGGTGAATCATCTATGCCATTAGATAAACCATTTAAAGAAGCTGGTTTAGTTAAAGAACATTTAAAAGATACACAAAATATAGTTATACACAAAAGTGAAAATGGAAAAAGTCCTACAGAAGTATTATTATCAATATTTGATGCAGAGTTAGCTAAAAAATCTTTACCAAAATTAACATTTGATGAGGCATCAAATATAAAAGAAGAATTATGTAAAGCTATATATGAAGGCACAATTGATAAAATAACAAAAAAAGATAATGGAGAATTAGTAATACATATTTTATGTGTAATTCATCCACAAAATATTAATGCTAGTTTAATGCCACAGTTTACTAGAAAAGTAAATATGGTAGTTTCAAAAACATATTCATTTATTGTCTCTAGTATAAATAGATCTGGCTTTAAAATTGATGCTTCTATAAATGAAAGAATGCAGTTATTAAGAAAATTTGCTGTTAATATAAAAACAGCTGGAGATGAACCTAAAGAAAGAGTTCATACTACTGTAACAAAAGATCAATTAATAAATGCATTTATGTCAGCTTGGCCAAGAGTTATAGGTGGAACACCAACCAAAGAACATGTTTTAATGTTAATGGCACAAAACGCATTAGAAACTGGCTGGGGAAAATCTATGTATAATTATAACATAGGAAATATTAAAAGACTACAATCAGAACATCATGATTATTTTATGATGCCACATACTGGTGAAGTTCTTAATGGTAAACAAGTATTTTTTGAACCACCTCATCCAGCAACATGGTTTAAATCATATGATACGTTAGAAGAAGGTGTTGCAGATTATTTATCGTTACTAAAACGTAGATATGGCTCTGCATTTGAAGCAGCTAAAACTGGAGATGCTAAACAATTTGCAGCCGCATTAAAAAGAAATAAATATTATACTGCTCCAGAAGAAGGTTATGCTAAAGGATTAGATTCTATTTATCATTCATTGCTTAATGGAGGAGATAATTATTCTAAAAACTCTAAACAGGAAAATTCATCTTCAGGATCATCAAATCAAACTCAATCAAAAACACCAGACAAAAACAAAGAGGAAGATAAGCCAAAAGAATATCAATCTAAAGTAGAAGAAAAAGTAGATTCAGGCGTATTAGAAACAGTCGCAGATTTTCTTAAAGGATTATCAAATGATTTATCTATTACGGCAGAAACAAAACCAAGATTTAAATCATTATCAGAAAACAAATATCTAATTGTATTAGATGGTAACTATACTGATTCAATAGAATTATCTAAATCATTAACAGTTGGAATAGATGAATCAATACAAGGAATATCTTCTATAAAAGATAATGGTTATAATATAGAGTTAGAATGTTCTGTTAGGGGATCTAATAAAGAATGTACAGCTGCTTTATCAGAAGTGTGTTCAAATATATCTGATATGTTTAAAGAAGCTACAAATAAACAAGTAGATGTTTATGTTTATCCTAACTGCAAATCAATGTATAATACTATAAGTTTTAAGAAACTAGCAAGTAACAATAATACCTTTAGGAAAACATTATGAAAACTTCAGAAAAACAAAAAGCTATATTAGATAAAATTGAAGCCAATCATAAAGTAAAAAAGAATGCACATACATATGCAGAATCAATTGCGATTTTACTAAAAGATAAATTAGTTGAAGTTCATGTTGGTGATATGTTTGAAACTATTAAATTAGAAGATCATGAATTTAATATGCCTTGTTTATATGTTGGTGTTGTAATTGGCGCATTAGATGATTGTTTAGTGTTAAAAGGTTATAAATTTGATTTAGAAAATAAAACAAAAAAACTTGGTAACTTTTTGTTTATTAATGGGTTTTCAATTAAAGCAATATCAGAAATAGATGGTAGTGGTTCAATAAGTGATTGTTGGTTAGGTCATCATAGAAATGTAAAGAACTTTAAAATTGTACCTAGCGAGTAAATAAAATGAATAAATTAGCTAAAGTAGATCTTAATATAGAGGAAGCTGATGATTTTACATACTCAGCCGTATTAAGATTACTTAGAACAAAATTAACTACTAAGCAAGCGGCAGCATTTCAAAAAATATTTAAAATATATTTTGATGCAGCTGTATTATCTGAACAAGAAGAATTTAATGAAAAAATAGTATTATTAAAAACCTTGATAAAACTAAAAGAAGCAATTGATTTTAATATACCAAATAAATTTATTAAAAATGCTTCAGCTATAGAAATGGGTAATGCGCAAGAAGCTGGTAAAAACTTAGCAGCTATTATTAAATTTTTAATGAAAAGAATATCTGTAGAAAATAGATCTAAATCTACAATCTCATTAAGAGATAAAATAATGAAATTAGATCCATACTCTATTTCTAGTAAAAAGACTCCACCATCAGCAGCTATGGGGCAATCAATAATGTTCTTAAAGAATGTGTTGGTTGGACATACAGCAGATTATGTTGCTGAGGTAATAAGATCTATAGTAACAGAATTAAGTGATACAAATTCCGCAGATGATATTAATTCAGCTGATATAGTAGATAATGTTAGAGAGCCAGATACAGCTGAACCAACAGCAATAAGACCATATTATGTAGCTATGGATAGTGATATAGCTGTAGCACCGGCAAGTAGAGCTATAGATGGTGGAAATTATACTGATAGTCCAGGCGATAATCAATATAATGATAGAGATAAAAATGCATTAAAGAATACTAAACCAGTAAAAACAGATGTTCCACAAGCTGGTCAGTTAACTAACTTCTTAGATTTTTGGTATGGTGGAGGCCCATCAATGACTGGTGGAGGAATTATATGATTTTTAAACACGCTCAAATACAAATGTCTTATGAAGTAACAGAAAAAGAAATAACTGATGCCAATAAACTAATAAGTTACTTTGATAAATTCAATAAAAAACTAGATGTAAATAAAAATCATTTAGATGAAATATTAAATTCATTTAAGGATGCACCTGAAAATACTGACCCAGAAGAAGTTTATAATAAACGTGGTATATTTATAGCATACAAAGATGAAGTCAAACAAGATTTTCTGGAATTAATACAATTAGCAGTATATTGTTTAGCTACTAGTAATTTATTTAATACAGATTCGCAAATACAACAATTAGTTTCTTCATTTAATGATTATGTAGAAGATTTACAAAAACAAGTGGGTTTTTTTGAAGATGTATTTAATGACTTAAAAGATAAAGACTTTGGTAAAAATGTTGTAGAAGTTGTAAAAGATGTTAAGAAGACATCTGTACAATTAGAACAATTAATAAAAGAAAGAATAATTCCTCATATGAAAAAGAATATAATGGGACAAAACTGGGCTACAGAAATATCTGAAAAGAGTAATGTTTCTTTAGAACGTCCTAAACCATTTATGGTTCAATTGGAAGAAAAAAGAAAAGAAGATCTTAAAAATGTAAAGAATAATCAAGTAAAGAATAATCAAGTCAATAAAAACCAATAAGGAAATATTATGTTTATAAAAACTAGTGACGGTAAGATTGGCAAAGTATTAACTGAAGAAAATATTAAAGAGATGGATAAAGAAGCAGCTGAAGAGTTATTAAAGAAAGCTCAAGAAAAAGCTGATAATACAAAAAAGAATTAATATTTACTAAAAATAACTAATATTAAAGAAATTATATATAGTAAATAAGATATTTAGCTGTTGATGCTAGTGTTAGTTGTACATTTTAAATTCTAAATCTTATAGGGTATAATAATTAAATGATTAGTATATGCATAGATTTGGATAAATGTAGGAAAACAATATGATAATAAAAATAGGCGAAAACTTTAATATTACAGATTCTGATATAAAAGATTCTGATTCTATTATGTGTGACCCAGATATAAGTAATAGATTCAGTAAATTTGCTCAGGAACTAAAAGTTCTTGCTCCAAAAGCAAATGACTTTCTTTATTTTTCAAGTATTATGTTACATAGCGCAGAGGCTGCTATAATAAATGAAGATGGTTCTATTAAGAAAGATGCATCTGGAAATCCATTAAAATGTGGTTGGGATAAATCTGCTAATACTTGGAAATGGCAATGTTCAGATCCTAGTGTTAGACCATATAAAAATAACAATGGCGATATCTTTCCAGAAGAAGAATTGCTTAAGGCTTATAAGAAGTGGATAGGAAAACCACTTTGTGTAGATCATAAATCATCTGAAGTTGATGCTATTAGAGGCGTTATAGTTGATGCTTATTATGATCACAAGAATAAAAGAGTAATTGGACTATGTGCACTTGATAAAGTTAACTTTCCAGAGTTAGCTAGAAAAGTAGCAACTGGTTATGCAACTTGTGTAAGTATGGGTACAGCTGTTGGAAAAGCAATTTGTACTGACTGCGCTACAGTAGCTAGAGTTGAAAGCGAATTCTGTGTACACATGCGTAACAAAAATTGTTATGGTGAAATAAACGTTGATTTGCAACCAATAGAATTATCTATTGTGGTTAATGGCGCAGATCCAAGAGCTAAGATAAAACAAATAATAGCTTCTGCTAATTATTTACAACAGAGAATAGAATCTGAACAAAATGTATTTAATAAATTAGCAAATACGAATTTAAATCCAGATGAATTAAGAAAAATGGAAGCAGATTTGAAGACATTAAAAGATTCATTGAAGACATTTGAAGATGATTTTAGTAAAATGAGCGCAGAAATGGCTGCTCAAACAAAAGATGTTAACAATGCATCTTCTGGTATGACAGAGAGTACAGCTAACGATCCATCAGATGATATTCAACATTCAAATCTAAATACATCATTATCAGGACCACCTGCCAGATTTGCAGATGGTCTTCTTTTTGATCTAAAGAAGATGGCATCATCTTTTGAAGGCAAGCTAAACAATTTACAACAGTTACTAAATAATATTAAAGAGGAAAATATGTCCGATATCAGCAAAAAAGGTTACTTTCAAGGCGCAGGTGGAGTTAATGAACCAACTCCAGGAAAACAAAAATATCCAGTAGATCCAACCAATGAAAAATTGAGAACACAGGATAAACAAATGGTCGGTCAAATGGATACAGGTCCAGTTGATGGAATGCACCCAGGTGTTGATTCCTCACCAATGTCAGAAATGGAATTAAAGAAAAAACTATTACGTGCACAAACAGAAGATCGTGCAATGCGTAGAGCAGGTTTTGTTTCAAAAGCAAAAGAATCGCTTGGTTATTTCCAAGGTGGTGGCGAAGGTAATGAGCCAACTCCAGGAAAAGCAAAGTATCCTGTTGATCCAGGTGCCAAGGTTCGTGAAAAAGAAGATAAACAACAAACTGGCAAAAAGCCATTTCCAGAAGTTGGTAAAGTTGATGGTTTATACGGTGATGACATTGCAAAGAAAGAAAAACTTTCACGTGCATCATTAAAGGCTAAATTCGTTAAGGCTGCAAAGATTGACGGATCACTAGATGTTAGCAAATCAGCTTGGCAAATTTTCCTAGGAGACAAACTTGTACTAAATGCATCAGTTAATGCAATTACAAGAGGAAACTCAGATGCTCTTTATTCAGGAGTTGCTACAAAAGAATTTGGAACAAGTCTATTATCAAACGTACAAAAGTTAGGTGTTGCTAAAGTTGCTAGTTTATATAATATAGCTCAATCAGAACAAATGGCTGGACCAATGGGACCACCAGCAGCACCAGCACCAGCACCAGCACCAGCAGCAGGAACAGATCCAATGGCAGGAATGGATATGGGAGCATTAGATGCAACACAACCTGCTGATGAAGCTAAAGAGCCAGGTTCACCACAAGAAGGAATTGATTCAGCATTAAATGAAATTAAGAATCAAGTTGCTGATGCAGAAAAAGAACTTGAAGCACTTGATGAAGAAAAGAATACAGAGATTCCACAAGAAGCTACAGGTAATGTAGAAGCTGCTATGCCAGCACCAGGCGCACCTGTTACTACTGCTTCATTAAATAACGTTAGAAGAGAATTAAATGCTGCGTTAAGAGATAATATTAAAGTTAGTTTAAATGAACTAAAGGCACATGCAAAAGAATTAAATACAATTAAACAAATATTTGCTAACAGCAATGAATTATCAAAAGAAGATAAAGTTTATGTAACAGCAATAGCAGAAGAGGCCCTATTAGATTCAAAACATGCTCTTGCAGATTCAAAAATGTTAAACTCGGCATTCGTTAAGTATGCTCGTGGAACTGAAAAGCTTGTTAAGAGTGCAGCTGATCCAAGAGCATTTACAAATGCATATACTGGTGAAGAAGAAAGAGAAGAAAGAGAAGAAGGTTTAGATAGAGTTGACCCAAGAGAAGAAGATGTTGATTTAGAAGATTTTGATAGTAGCAGTGGTGATGAAAAAGATGAAACACTTCAAAGTATTCTAGAACGCCTTGATGAAGGTGAAGGAGGATCAGAAGATTTAGATGGCGAAGATGTTGATTTAGATGATGTTGGTGAAAAAGATCATAGTGATGAAATGAAAGATTATGAAACATCTGGTCATAAAAAGCATAATGAATTTGAACCAGAAGAGGAAGGTACTGATATGTTAGATTCAAACGACCCAAATGCACCAATGACAGAAGTTACACTTGAGAATGGCGAAAAGAAATTTGTTCCAGCTAAATCAGTAGCTAAATCAGCTTCTGCTTCGTTAAATCTAACAAACAAAGAAGATCGCATTAAATATCGTGCTAAATTAGCAGCTGAAGCTCTTAAGTTCTCAGATATGTTAGGCAAAGCACATCCACAAGGCGGATTCCAAACTAAACTAGACGTAAAGCCAACCGGTGATCTAGGTAAAGTTGAAGGATTAGAAGAAGTACATTCTAAGATGATGGACGTTGCAAATGCACCACCAAAGGTTCGCAAAGATGCACAAGAGATTCATCAATTAGTTGTACAAGGTAAAATTGCAAAAGAAGATGTTGGTAGTTTAGTTGCTCATGGAGTTGATCCAGCAGCGGTTGCATATTACAAAGAAATGTTTGCTGATGCTGATGGTGGAAAAGAATTTGCAGCAGCACTAGTTAAAGAACATGCTAAAGCTGAACAAGAAACAGCAAATAAAGTTTATCGTGCAAAACTTGCCAGAGCTTATGACCTAGCTTATGAAATGGCACAACGTGGATTGGTTTCAGAAGCCAACATTTCAGAAGAAGTTGAAAGAATTATGACCTGGAATGATGAAGGTTTTGAATCAATGAAGAAAGTAGTTGCAAAACACGAAGTTAAAGGTTTAAACAAAAAAGCTTCATTACCACAAGTTGGAATGATTGAAGCAAACATGGTTAGCTCAGATTCATCTTCAGATGATCTATACAGCGCATTATCACAAGCATTCTCTGCAAACAAGAGAAGTTTTTAATAACAATATAAGGTAGGTAGAAGTCGTAGTATAATCTACCTACCTTATATTTTCTATATAGGAAAAATAATATGAAAAAAAATTTCTCAGATTTTATTGCAGATACAATGGGCCAAACAATGGAAAGCGAAGATCATTTAAAGATGTTTCGCACAGCTTCCAGATTAAAGAAAAACGCTTTTGATCAAAACATTGATGAAGTAATGCTTGCAGATGATGATGTTCTTGATGCAGATGATGTTTTAGATGCAAAAGATAAGAAAAAGAAAGATGATGAAGAATGTGGTGATATGAATTATGCTAAAGATAAAAAGAAAGATGAAGAAAAAGAAGAAGATAAAAAAGTAACAGCATCATTAGTAATGAACAAACTATTATCATTATCACAAGATCTAGAAAGATTAAATCTTGTTAAATCAGCTGATTTAAGTCTTAGACTATTAGATATTCTAATTACAGAAGCTAAAGCTGAATCAATGACACCAGAAGAAAAAAAGAGAGAAAAAGAAAAAGCTATGAAAGCAAAACTAAAAGCAAAACAAGATAAACAAGATGCTGATGATGCAGCAAAAGCAAAAAAAGCTAAAGAAAAAGCTGCTAAAGAAAAAGAATTAGCTGCAAAAAAAAAGAAATAACATCGAGCGATAACAGCTTAAATAATGGGCATCTTCTGGAGAAGTTATCTTCAGACGATGCTTATTTAATTTCTGCCAAAGAAAAAGTAAAAATAGCAACTGAAGATTGCAAATCATTTTTAAATAAGAAGACATATGCATTTTTGTCAACGTTCTTTACTAAGTTTAAAACTACAAGTAAGAATGATATAAAAGATCAAGTTAATAGTATGTTAAAAGTATTAGCAGCTAATAAATATTACTTTAAAAACAATGATATAGAATATGATAAGAAGGCATTTAATAAGTTAGTAAGGGTGTTAAAGTCTCTTGTTAGCTAAAAACTACACATATATACATAGGAAAAACAAATGAAATTATTTAAAGAGGGTTCATTCGCAGACGAGATTGCTAATAATATGGTAAATGAGGTTAAAGAAAGAACTATTGAGCAAGAGTATGGTATTTCCAGACTAGCAAAAGCTGTAGATAATTTAAATGTAGCTGCTGAAATATTAGAAGATGCTGGTATGGAAGTATATGCAGAAGAGATAATTGCAATATTAGAGAAACTAGCTTCTATCAAAAATGGATAAATAATGTTAAGGATACTATCTGCTGGATATTCAATGCCATATACATGGGCATCTGATCCTGCTGCTGAATTTCAGCCAGGACAGATAGCGCAGTTAGTTAGTATTGGTAATCAAATTGTAGCGACGGTGAGTAACGGTACATGCCCAATAGGTATTATAGATGAAATGAGAACTAGGGCATTTACTAAACCACAATGGGAAGAAATAGTACAAGTATCTGTAACTGATACTACATTAAACGGTGCAGGTAAAATAGTAACTAATTCTGAAATAAAAGTAGAATTAGATAATCCAAATATAATTGAAAGTAGTTTTGTTAGTAGTGCAATAGCATTATATTTAAAAGCAAGAAATGGTGTTGCAATAATACCAGCTGGTACAGAACTAAACATAGATTTAGATGGTGATGGAACTCCAGATGGAGTAAGAACATTAGTAAATTATATTTATTACATACCTGGAATACCTGGAGAAGATAGTACTGCTGGTAACGGTGGTAGAATGAGTATTTGGTATGATAGAATTATATTTGAAACAGATATATATGATACTACTGCTGACTTTGCTATAAATTCATTATTATTTGTAAATACTAGTGGAATGTTAACAACAAAGCAGCCTAGTAAGAATATACCAGCTGTAGCTATTTGTTTAGCACCACCAAGTATAATTACAGGATATTTATGTGCATTATGGCTATAAAATAAATTGTTTTGTGCAAAAAAACTCCTTAATATCTATATTGAAGTATCATTATAGATATTTTTCTTTTTGAGAGAGCTAAATGACAACGATTAAAAAATTAGACTCGTACGATTCTTCTGTATTATGGAACATGGCTAAAATAGCTGATGATAAGGGTATGATTAAGCCTAGCATCAGTAAAATAGCGTCAACAATAACTAAAGAGGCTAAATTAGGAGAAGATGTTATTGAAAACATAATGATTTTAAGTAGTCAATTAAGAAAAAATGGTTTTGATAAATACGCAGAGGTATTAGAGAATAAAGTTATGAATTATAAGAGAGCGGAGCATTTATATAAAGCTCATAATGAAGAAGGAGAAGATGTATTAAACTTTGCGCATCCTGAAGGTAGTGTTAAGGTAAATGATGCACAGGATGGCAATGGAGAGGTAGAAGATTTATTGGATGTACAGAAGAAGATGTTAGAGATTGCTAAGAAAAATCCAAAGATTAGCAAGGCTAATTTAGAGATTGTTAATCAATGTATGATTGCATTAGGAGAAGATCCAAATGCTTGGAAAATAGAGCATCATGAGGTAGGAGATGTATCACATGAAGATGATATAAATACTAAAATAAAAAACATTATAAATTTAGCTTTAAATGGTATGCAAAAGGCTAAGGATATAGTTAGAAATAGTTACAATTTAATTAAAGAGCAGTCTATTGAAATTAATTCAACAAGAATTAAAAAATCACTAGAATACACTGAAAAAATTATATATAGTAATATGATTGCGGCAAGATCACTAAATGTAGATAATTTTAGAAATATTTTCACTTTAAATAGTAATTGCTTAGATCAAATTAGTAACACTAGTAAATATATATCACCTTTATCTGAAAATAATTTAGATAGAGATATAATAATACAATTAGATAAAGCTCTAGATACAATTAGAAACACAAATGTTACCATAAAAAGTTTGATTAATAATTACTCAAATAAAAGTGAAACCTTAAAATCTGAATATAAAGCAGGACTAAATGCTATTGAAGTACAGCATCCTGAAGTTAAAGCATTAAAAGAAGAATACTATGATCTTAGTAAGAAAATTATGTTAATGGAAAATGGTGTTGATACACAAAATAAACTAGATGAATTAGAAAAAAAATTAAAAACAATAAAAAATCCAAGTGCGGAATATACTAAATATTATAATGAATACCAGACCTGTAAAATGAATATAAAATGGAGTGATGATAATTTAGTAAATTTCAAAAAAAGAGTTGAAGAAATAAAAAAATCATTATCTGAGTTTGGTGTAAAAATATGATTAACTATAATAGATTAAATAAGACTGCTGAACCAGCTCCACCAAAAGATGCTGTTGTTACTCCTCCTGCTAAACCTAGTGGCCCAGCTCCACCAAAAGATGCGCCAACTGCTCCTGTTAAAAATCCAACTCCTGAAGGTT